ACATTTACCACCGATGATCGTCAAAATGTGCAAACTTTATTGTTTGAAAACGCAAACAAAATTGTAGAGTTGCAAGAAAAGATTAAATTTCTTGAAACTAAAAATAAATGGCTTATGCAACAAATTGAACAACTTGAAATACAAATTTGGGGATCAAGATGAATATTGAACCAGTAGCGTGGAGAAGCAAAGATACAGATGGGTATTGGAGTATTTATCAAGCACCTGTAGAAGGTGCAGAACCACTCTACACCCATCCAGCAGACCTAACAGATGAAGAAATAAATGAAGTATTTAGCAAGACTTGGTTAGATTTAAAAGACTACAAAGATTTTGCTAGAGCAATATTAAGAAAGGCTAATGAGAAATGAACTACGCAGACTTTACTACTAGGTATGTACGCTATACACAAACCGCTAAATCGGCATCAGAAGCGTTTAAAGATGCTGACTATGCTACCGCTATAACTAGACCAAGAGAAGCCAATTATGGCGGTTTTGGGGCTTTTGTATTTGCTTTAGCTATAGTAGCTATATTTGGCTATGGATTTTGGCTAACCATTAATCATTGATAAGGCTTCGGCTTTTTCGTTTGTTACACGATGAAGCCAGCCATCAATAAATTGAGGCTTATTTAAACTGATGTAGTAATCGCCCCGTTGTTTTGAGTATTTTTCGATAAGGTCATTAATGCTTGAATTGGTAATTTGAGCAATAGTTCGAACGCCAATGATTCCATCTGGGACACAACCAATGGATTGCTGGAGTAATTTAATTGCTCTGCCTGGGCCAGCATTAACTCCCATTGAGAAACAGAGAAAATCCAATCCTTTGGGTAATTGATTTGCATATGTTGACATCCAATATTTAGCTTTATACATTGGCGCAACATCTTCTGGAGTTAAATTTTTCATGGTTTTGACTTCATGGCCAACCCATTCTTCCCAGACCCGTTTTGTTACACCTAAATTAGTTTCCCCGCCTGGATCGCCAATCTTGTTGCCATCTACCCAACCACCTTCGGACTTAAGAACTAGGCGCAAACACTCATCAAAATTATTTTCCATTTTTATTCCACAACTCAAATAGCACTTTTACTTTTTCTTCTAATATGGCTACTCTATTGTCTGTTTTAGCAAGGACTATGACCAAAGTAACAAAAGCAACAAGCAATGGCCAAATCTTAGCCAATATGTCTAAAGTGTCCATTACTTAATGCCAACTTGGGTAGCCAGCCATTCCTGTAAGCTAGTTAATTGGGCTGTTGTTTCAGCACAGGATTCAGCAAGCCGATAGTAGGCGGGGCTTTCATCAGTTCCGCTGGCGGGATTGGAAAGGGTGGGCAATTTACCGCTACTGGAGTTGTGCAACCCGCCATAATAAGAACGGATAGCAGATAGCTTAGTTTCGTACTCATTTGTAATGCTCCTATTGGCTATTTCTTGTTGTTTCTTGATTGATTCGTTTTCTGCTTGTTGCTTTTCGGAAACAATTTTAATCTCGTCTTTGAAATTAGCAAAGCGTAAATGCTCCACATAAAAGCCAGCCCCAAAGCCCCCAAATAAAAGAGCAATATATATGTAAGTTTGGACACTTGAGCCGCCTATTAGATTTAGCCCATAGCTAATTATATTTTTGAACATTATTGGGGTTCTGCGCCAGACATTTGTTTAGCGGCCACAGATGCCGCACCAGAGCCAGAAACAATGCCCAATGCTCCAGCAAGTTCTGTAAGACTAATCTCATGCCCAGAATAGATTAAATAGATTGCGGCAGTTGCTACCACTACAAAGCCGAGCATCCAAGCCCAACGAGCAATATCGTGGGTTTGATTATCTTTTCCAGTAAGAATATGAGTAAATATTTCGTTCATTTTCCGTGATATAAACCAGCTATAAAACTAATAAACCCACTAATGGCTGAAACGATTGCCATTCCCATCCAAAATCCACCACGACTTTTATTGGCCAAAGCTACTAATTCTTTTAAATCTTTTCGAATCTCAAAAAGTTCGCCTTCCATTGCTTCTACTTTTTGCCAGAGTTGGCCGTATTTAACAGGGTCAATTTGAAAATCGGACATAACAAAACCATAATAAAGGATTGATTGATATATTATATTGTCCGATATATTACAAAATGTATTTTATCACTTCTTCTGGTTTAAGAAACGCATCAGAATTATATTCAGTAAAATCCCACCAAAGAAATTGATTCTGGGCAAGATAATCACGGGACTTTAGTAAATTAGTATTTTCTGGATGCCCATAGATTAATGGATCAGACACAGACCATAATACAACGCCAGGCTTTTGACAATCCCATGCTAGATGTTGAAAAAAACTATCACAACCAATCCAGATGCGGCACTCAGCAATTAATTCACGCAATCTTGCAACTGGAAGATTCTTTAAGAATTTGGGGGCTATCTGTTCTTCGTTATCAACTCCGACTTGGACAATTTCCTCAGAAATTAATGCTAACAATTCTTTCCAATAAGGGTAATTTTTAGGGTTAATTTTGCCGTTAATTAATGGTTTGGCAAACGGGGCAATTAATATCATAGATACAGCTTTCTATAAGCATTTTCTAAGCTGTCTTTCCAATCCCATTGCGCCATCTTTTTATAGATATTCCAGCGGTCTAAATCCCCAAATAACGCTTGAGCTTCGGCAATAGATCGACCTGGCACAATCTCAGGATAGCAAGTGAATACAATGGGATTAGGTATATCAGGAAGAACATGGCTAAAAACAATATGATCGCCAGCACCGCAATTAAGGACAACAATGTTAGAAGCGGCAAACTGTACGATATTTCTAAAAATCTGTTCATCATGTGCATACATATCCTTTCTGGTTTCAGACCTTATGCCGCCTTGCGCTTTTAAATGCCAAGTAATTGCTTCTGGCACTACTAATAGCTTATATCCTTTTTGATGCAAACCATAGGTAAATAGCGTTTCTTCTCGATGAGCAACACGGGATAAGCCTAAGTTATAGTCATGTACGCCAGCACGATATAAGAATGAGCAATGTAGATGTTCTACTTTTTTTGATTTATCAATAATTCCCCATTGAATATTAGGTTCTTTATCAATGTCGGCAATTTTGCCTGTAGATTTAGAAACATCAAATATTGCTGGTAAAGTAAAAATTTGACCGCCAACTGCACCAATCATAGGGTCATAATTTACTGCCCATTCATATAATTCATCTAAAACAAAAGGTTCTGGAATGGCATCATCATCTACACGCCAAACCCATTCATAGCCCATTGTGTTTGCTCTTTGATGAATATGATGCTGACCTTTTTTGTCGGCATATATCCATTCCCATGCAATTTTCTTGTAATCCAATATTTGAAATATGTGTTGGTAGATAGGGTTTTCCCGCATATCTTCGGGATTGTCGTTATCGTCAAAAATAACCAGCTTATCAGGGCTTTTAGTCTGATTTGCTATAGCCATCAAAACCATTGGCAAAGTCGTTGTATAACGCCCTCTAGTGGCCACAGAACATAGAATTTCTTTCCTTTGTGCCGTTTTGTCCCATTTGGCGATCATTAAATTAAAACGATTGTGTTCATTAATAGGTTGCGGGTAACTTGTAATTTGCCCATGTTCCCCAATATAAGAAATATCAAAGCCTTGAAAATGGCTTTCGTTAATTCCATGTAATTTATGATGTTCACCCCAAAACCCCTTTGGCTCATTCCAGGGGCAAGTAATTAACAAAACTTTACAATGCTTTTGTAATAACTTTACAATTTCTAGCCCATTATCTAGATGCTCAATCACTTCAAAAGCAATAATGGTGTCGTATTGCTCTAATGGATAAGTATTAATATCGCCATTAACAAATTTGTTAATACCTTCCCATCCTTGTGCTTTGGCGTTTTCAATGATTTTAGGGTCGTAATCTAGCCCTGTATATTCAATATCTTTTGGCAAAAACTGTCGGCCATAGCCATTAGAGCAACCAATTTCTAATACTTTTTTGCCAAGTAGATTATCTCTAGCCCAAAAGTAACGAGCCGATTCTCTTGGGTAAACTGGATCACCTTTTAAGAATACAGCCCGTTCATAGTTGTTCATTAACTCATTTACTTCATCTTGTCTTGTCATATTTTTATATTATTAAACGATTACCCACCTTGATCCAGTAGGAATGGTTACTGTAACTCCAGTATTAACTGTAATCTTACCAGCACTCATGCCGTTTTTACCGCTAGTCATTGTGTAATTGCTAGTGATGGTTTGCCCGTTTTCCAATACAACGCCACCAGCGGCCAATGTTGCAGTACCAGAATATCCGCTATAGCCAGAAATTCCTGATCCACTATATCCAGAAAAACCAGAGTAGCCGCTTGTACCTTGTGCGCCTGTAGCACCGCTATAGCCACTATATCCACTTGCGCCAGTTGCGCCAGTTGCACCAGAATAACCAGAATAACCGCTAATACCAGAACCAGAAAAGCCTGAGTAACCAGAAATTCCAGAACCAGAATAACCGCTATATCCACTATAGCCACTAATGCCCGATCCAGAGTAGCCAGAATATCCGCTATAGCCAGATGCGCCATTTGTTCCGTTTGTTCCAGAATAGCCCGAATAACCAGATAATCCGCTTGCGCCTACCGCACCTGAGTAACCACTATAGCCGCTTACTCCAGACCCAGAGTACCCGCTATAACCCGATACGCCAGAACCACTATATCCAGAAATACCTGAGAAACCACTAATACCGCTGTAACCAGAATAGCCACTAATACCGCTATAACCTGATTGGGTATACATTACTTGAGTTGCAGTAACAATAACGCCTGGTGTTACTGGTACAGTTGGCCCAGTTTGTGCGCCAGTTGTTGAAATAGAAATAGTAGTTGCAGAAACCGCCCATGCTAATTGCAAATAATCACCAGCGGCAACCGTTAAAACATAATTGACTGCGGCAATTAACGCACCAGCACCACCATGCGCTGTTCCTGGGATATTAAAAATAGAATTGCTATCCGCAACATCTGATCCATTTTTTCGTAACCAAACATCCACATTATCGCCATTGGAATCTGTATTGGCGAATTGCAATGAATATTCTAAATTGTATGTACCAGCATTAGCAAAGTGAATTTGATTTCCAGAAACAATGCTTACGCCATTAGCTTCAAATTGACTACCAATATTTACAACATAAGCAGTTGTTATGCTTGATGCGGTTTGATTTGTTGTGTCATAGAATGAACCATAAAAACCTTGAACACCGCCGCCACCATTTTGGCCACTAAACCCAGAATACCCGCTAATTCCGCTATAACCACTTGTACCAACTGCGCCAGAATAGCCGCTATAACCCGATATACCCGATCCAGAGTAACCGCTATACCCAGAATATCCGCTTACACCAGAACCAGAGTATCCAGAATAACCGCTTATTCCTGAGTATCCACTAAAACCAGATGTTCCAGATTGTCCAACTGCGCCGCTATAACCGCTAATGCCGCTATATCCTGAGTAACCAGATACGCCTGATCCGCTAAATCCGCTGATACCAGAATAGCCTGAGTAGCCACTATATCCACTTACACCACTACCCGAATACCCGCTAATGCCAGAATATCCAGAGAATCCGCTGATGCCAGAGTAACCACTTATTCCAGAATAACCTGATGCACCATTAATTCCGCTATACCCAGAAATACCAGAATAACCAGAATATCCACTAATGCCGCTACCCGAATATCCAGAATATCCTGATACGCCAGAACCAGAGTAACCACTAATACCAGAATATCCACTAAATCCAGAAATACCACTATAGCCTGATAATCCATTTTGCCCGCTTATTCCTGAGTAGCCGCTATATCCCGACACTCCGCTACCAGAATAACCGCTAATTCCAGAAAATCCGCTATAGCCGCTTGTGCCAGATAATCCTACTGCGCCAGAATAGCCTGATATACCGCTAAATCCTGAGTAACCAGAAACACCGCTACCAGAATAGCCTGAGAATCCACTAAAACCGCTTATACCGCTAAATCCAGACCAACCCGATACACCAGATCCAGAATATCCAGAAAAGCCACTATAACCGCTTACACCGCTACCGCTAAAGCCAGATATACCAGAGTAACCAGAATAGCCAGAAATGCCTGAGAATCCACTATAACCAGAAATGCCAGAGTATCCCGAAAAACCAGAATAACCAGATGTGCCTGGTGGCCCTACAATTTCGCCTACATTATTCCAAGTCGTGCCAGACCATACATAAAGATCGCCATTGGAATCGACAATATAAGCATCATTAGGAAGATTGCCAACTAAAGGCAAATCCGCTGGAGTAGCTACTGATCCTTTAATGTTGATCGATGTACCTTGCTGGCCACTCATTCCAGAAAAACCAGAATAGCCAGAAATACCAGATGCACCTACTTGACCGCTATATCCGCTATAACCCGATATTCCACTAAATCCAGAAATACCAGAAAATCCAGATTCGCCTGAGAATCCAGAGTACCCGCTTACACCCGATCCAGAGTAACCACTAAATCCAGAATACCCAGATGTTCCACTAAATCCAGACCAGCCACTTACGCCTGATCCACTAAATCCAGATTGACCAGAAAATCCAGAATATCCAGATAATCCAGATTGGCCTATTGCGCCACTAAATCCAGAAATACCAGAAAAACCACTATAACCACTTGTACCCGATCCACTATATCCGCTAAATCCAGAGTAACCAGAATAGCCCGATGCGCCATCGTGTCCAATAGTGCCGTTTTGACCCGAATAACCACTAAATCCAGATTGCCCAGATTGTCCTGATTGACCGCTGTAACCTGAGTAACCGCTTAATCCTTGTGGGCCAACTAATCCACGATCAATCTTGATAGTTTGATTGGGTGGAGTTGTAACCTTAATTGTCTGCCGTGCTTGTGGCACTACAGACACGGACACATTATTTTGATCCGTTACATTAACTTTTATACCCATGATTACTCCACAACAATGCCATCTGATCTTACTAAAAATAGTAAAAAGATGATGTAATCATTTGCGGGGTTTGATCCTGATGCGGGAAAACTAATCTTGATGCGACCAGAATACGCTACGCAGTCTTGTGCGCCAATATCTAATTCTGGATCATCAGACATTAATCCCCAGGTTGAATCGTTAATAACTAAAGTAAATTTGCCTTGTGCGGCAACTTCATTTGTAATAGTAAGGCTAATAGGCGTTGGAGTTGGTGTGTAATCACCAATATCAAACGACAAGCCATATCGTGAATCTTGAAGATTTGTAACGGTTCTACGAATGATTTGTGCATCAATCGTGGCAGATGTTAAATCTAATGGCGTTACACCATCAGAACCTACGATGTCTAAATTCCAATAAGTTTGTTGCTCCCAAACCAATTCACCCGCTATACAGGGATTGTCGAAGCCACTCACCTGAGTGATTGTATTTTGGCTGAACATTGCTATGATGTTACCCTACCCTTCTGCATAAATGCCCATCCTTGATGTGGCTGTAAAAATTTACCATTAACCATTCTGCCCTTACATCTTCTGATGACAGTAGATTTATTTATTCCATATAATTTTTCTATATCTTCTGTTCTATCAAATTCACCCAATGGGCAAATATAAGAGCCTTGATAATTTGGCGATTTTTCGCCAAGTTTTCCAAAATTGGGATTATGTTCGCCATACATAATATGGCCTTTCATGCCACCAATGGCCTTATTCCACCCAATATTATATGATGGTCTTAATTTCTGTTCAATTAAAAGGCAATATGCAGAATCGGCAATTACCACTATTTCAGCGATAACATTAGCCCATATATGTTTAAGCCTATGTTTGTGGCTTCTCATCCTTTTTCTAAAGTCAGAAGCAACGCCAACATAGCCATCTTTAAACATATCAGTATGTTCTGGCAGATGAAGCCAATACACTACAGCCATGATTAATCCAATTCTCGATATAGCCCCTATGCCCTCACAGGCGGCTTTAAATCATGTCTTATTTTATCAGCCCAATAAGGCTTTTACTTCATCAGCAGTTAAACCAAGTGCAGTTAGTTTAGTTAATGCAGAAGCCTTTGCATCTTTAGCGGCTTGTTCTGCTTGTGCTTCAGCGGCTTGTAATTCTACTAATTTGGCTTGTGCTTGTGCCATATCATATTGAACAACTTGCTCGTTTTTATCGTAAGCAATATCGCCACGAATGGTAACAATAGATGGATTTAATGCAAGAATAGCATTTTGAATATCAAGCATAAGCAATTTCCATTAAAATAATATTTGAAGTAATGTTGTTATATTGTGCTCTAACCGAAGAAATACCATCAGGTGCAGAAAAATTGATGGTATATGTAAGAGAAGAAGTTGTTGCTGGAGAATCTATTGCAATAATAGGTGTTGTGCTAACAAGGTTAGTGCTACCAGTATAAAGGCTGTAACCTAAACTACTGTCCCAAACACTTGTTGAGCCTCTAATAACTTGGGTTTTTATACCTTCATTATTAGCACCATTGTAATAAACACCATTATATAAAATAACAATTTTGCTTGAGGTTGATTGTGGAGTAATTGAAGCAGATAATCCAGTAGTTACAAATGATGTTGAAGATGTAGTTACTTGAGTTGAATAAGATGCACTTACAACTTGAATTACTGTCTGACCACTACCATATAAAGATACTGACATAATCTATCCTTAAATAGCCACTAATTCGGCAGTAGTTGTTGCACTAGCAATAGCTGTGCGACCAGCAGTCAAACTAGCTGTAAAGTCAGCATCAGCTACTTCGTTAGCAATACCAGCCAAAGTATTTAATTGGCGCTTTTGGGCTTCTTGAACAGCAACAGCATTGTATTGAGCTAATTTAATAGCTTGTGCTTTTGCAAAGTTTACTGTTATTGTTGAACCTGACAATTCCCAAGCATCAAAGAATTGAGCATCTGCGCCTTGTGGCAAAGTGCTGTCATCAACAATAATTGCACCTGCAGGGCAGTCTTTTGTGAGAACTGTTTGAATTGGTAATTCGCCTGTTGGAACTGTTACAGATACTCCACCATTGGAGTTTGTATAAATGATTACTTGTGACATTGTTATTCCTTATCTGTGAATAATTGCTGAAGTGGAGCTTCCATCATCGCCACCACCACCTGATATTTGGTTGTTTACGGTAACAAATCTAAATGTAGTTGTAGACCTAGATATTTCATAAGCAATTCCACCCCATCCAGTTGGATTAGCGTTTGTAAAAGCTATTGATGCAAAATTTGCATCTGCCATAGCGTTAGTAAAATTGACAGTATAATTTCCAGCAGAGTTTCTTGTTATAGAACTAACATTATAAGAACCATTTACTGAACCACTAGAACCTACAAAATTTACCCAAGCCTTTGCACTACCATAAATGGCATTATCCATTGCTGTGCTATTACCAGCACCATCTTGAATTGTATCTGCGACTATTGTTCCTGCCATGATTTATGCTCCAAAAATTGCAAAATATGCAGGACTAGCATCTGCACCTGTGCTTGAACCATAATAGGTATACATACTAATAGCACTTGTACTTGTAAAAGTTCCTGTTGCGATTGTAATATTGTTGTTGTTTGAGGTATTACCAACAAATACAGAATTTGTAGATGAAAGTGGAGAAACTAAATTTATAGTCATTTGCCCTGTTCCATTTCTTGTAATTGAAGAAACATTGAAAGAAGCATTTACTGTAATTGTAGAACCATTATTACTAAAATTTCCCCACGCTTTAGCAATACCGCTATAAGCATTATTAGTGCTAAATAGACCTGTATCTGTATTGATTGTATTTGCGACTAGAGTGCCAGCCATATTTTTTCCTTAAACGATTACCCAACGGCTACCCGTTGAAACAGTAACAACAATTCCAGTATTAATGGTTACTGTGCCAGCGGTTGAAGCATTAGAACCAGATGGAATAGTGTAATTAGCAGTAATAGTTTGACCATTTAATACAAATATTTGGTCTGATCCACCGCCAGTTGCGCCACCGCCAACCGCTGTCCATTGACTGCCATTATATCCTTCAAACTGTAATGTATCAGTATTAAACCGTATATATCCCGATGCGGGACTTACATCCCGTTGGGCGGTTGTACCTACTGGCAAAATCTCAGAACCAGTTAAAGCGGTGATAATTTGTAGGGCTATTTTGGCGGCTGATGCTGATGCCGCACCAGTACCACCGCTAGTAATTGGCAAATCATTGGCAACGCCAGAAGTTAAGTCTAGTTGCCCAGAAGCATTAACATGGTTTGCTAATTGGGATAAGTTATACGCATTTGTCATACTGCACCAGTTCTCGCAAAGGTTTGTTGTAACATAGTATTCGCTGTTGTTGTAGGGCTATTTGCTAATGTATATGTGCCAGAACCGACTGTGTAATCCGTTGATTCTAGTAATAATACTCCATTTTCGTACAAATTAAAGGCAAATGGATCAAACGCAAATGAATAGGTGGTTTGACCGATAATGGTTTGAATTACCGTATTAACTGGTGTGCCATTCGGTACGCTTAAATTATTATTTGTCCATTGGATAATCTGTAATTGACCAGATGTAATGCCTGATAAAAATGTAATAATTTGACCAGTAATGCTGTAATCATTTTGATTAACTACCGTGCCGTTTAAGAATAACAACTCATTACCGCTAACTAGGGTAAACCCTGATGCTGTGTAACTAGATTGGGCGGTCAATGTAGCCTGGTTATAGCTAAATGAAGCATATACGCCAGTTGATGTATTGCTAGATTTAAACGAAATAATTGTAATAATATCGTAAAGAGTTGCGCCAACATTCAATGTAACCGTGCTTGCGCCATCGGTATATTCGGATGGTTCTAATTTACAGCCGTTTTGAAATACAAAACATTGACCCGTAATATATCCAGAACCTCTAGTAACGCTAAATACGGTTTGACCAGCAGAAGCATTAAAGAATTGTGCGGTGTAATCAAATATATCGGGTGGTTCAAATCCGACTACACGGCCATAAATATCTACAGTAATTGTGGCCGCTGATGCCGTTTTTGTATATGCACCACCAAAGTTTAGATATTGTTGTAGGGCGGCAACAATCGTACCATCTGGATTATTCAATACGGCAATTTCGCCAGTACCTACGGTAGTTGTGCCTGTGGCTGTAAGCTGACCCGTTCTGACATCCAAATCAATATAATTAATACCATCTTCCAAAGCTGACCAGGCAGAAGGATCATAAAGGGCAGAATTAGACGGTACAAATAAAGCCGTACCAGCCGCAAATCCAGCGGTGCTTGTACCAAAACTAAATAATCTGCCTGTACGGTTGTTATAAACCAAATAATTTAATGTGCCAGAACTACCGAATACGGGATTGGCTGGAAACCATACATAAGATGATGGCGTTAAAACTGGGTTATAAGTGCTAGAGTTTAATAAACCATAATACGATTTACCTCTAGGGCTAAGACTAAATCCTGTACCAACCACATCATCAGCATAAGCCACAAGAAGGTATTTTTGGGTATATTGGATGGTAGTAGGTTTCCAATTAAATACCGTGCTGGCTGGGCTATATAACGATGTTTCTAGCGAATTAACCATACGGCTAAAGAAATACCAGCTTCCAGCGGGGATGCCAGTTAAAGTTACTGGCGGTAATGCGGTTGAATTGCCATATGGAATACCTTTAGGCTGTACGGCAGTCGTGCCAGCAAACATTAATTGTGATGGCGTTGGATTGGAATAGGCTGAATACCAAACTTCGGCATACTCGACAATACCAGCACTACTGGTGGTTATATCAACTTGAAATGATGGGCTTGCCGCAGTTGGGTTTGAGTTGGTAATTATTGGGGCTGGAATTGTGCCAAAGCTATTAGGTGCTGGCAAACCGCTATTAGGTTGTGGTTGATATTGAGTAACGCTGGCATCGTTATAAACCGATGGATCATAGACCAATAATGTCAATGCCACAGAAATTGTGCCGTCTGGCGCAAAGTTTTGCTCTACTTTGATAACTCTAAATAGTTTTGCCACAAAACCATAATTGGCATTAGTTACAGTAACAATATCACCAGCTTCTAATTCCAAGCCAATATAGTTTATGGTGCAAGTAATTTGCAAATCCATCCGTGCCGCTTTTAAGAATCGTGTAGCTAAAAGCTGGGCTTGCACATCATTATTGACTAATGGCAACTGAATGGTCTGGGCGTTTTGTGGCTCATTTGGGTAAAGCAACGATGGTGCAACAAGAGATAAATTAACGGTGCTGGTGTTAAAAGAACTATTTAAACTAATATCTGGGAATTGGCATTGTGCAATGTTATAGGTATTAGAAATATCTAAAGACACCACTTGGATAGCAGAAACCATATTGCTATCGTTAATATCCATAGCCACGCTGTAAGTTGGCTGATTGACAATAACTGACCAAACCCCATAAATCTCATTGTATTTAAGCAAACAATCGCAACAATTCACAATGCTTTGCACATTGTCTAAGATGTTTTTAGTTGTATCGATTGCGCCATTAAAGGTAAATCTAGGCTGTGTTTCTGGTACGCCAAGATAGTTATTAAATGTAATAGTTTGAGCACAATAAGTATTTAACGCAGTCAAACTAGCAGTATCAATTTGTGATGCTGGAATTGCGCCACCATATACGGTGCTAGTTAAATAATCATAAATAACATCGCCTGGTGCTATTCTCGAATTAATCACTTCAAACTGTGTTTGAGCAATAGATGTAATACCAGCATTGGCGTTATAAGTTAAATGCACAATCGCAAAAGCGCAGTTGGTCATTAACTTACTACTATCCCATGTATAAGTAAGCCCAGATGCTTGCATTACAGTAATAGCAGATTGACTACTATTTACAGGGCTGTTTGACCCATTGCTATACAAATATATATTTAAGTACCCATTTACTTTAGTATCAACTAGCCCTGTAGCGGGATCAACTAATCCTGTAACTGCCGTGCTAGAGTTTTGACCAGGATTAACGGCATACATCTCATTGCCAACCGTTACGGATGGGTCAATCGATTTGTTTAAAACAATAGTGTTTGTAGTTGTATTAACGCCACTTACGGTGTAATAAATTGGTGAGCCAGAGTTAGCAAATGAAACCAATAAACCAGAAGTGACGGGTATAGATAATGTGCCAGAGTAAGTAATAGTATTGCCAGAAATAGTGGCAATAGAAACACTCGAATCAGTATAAGTAAGGCCGCTAAACAAGCACAACTTACCACCATAATAAATATTGCCATAAGCAATGGAATCCGAGCCATTGCCCGTAACTTCGCAGAGTGAAAGAACATAGTATAAGTTTTGATTATCAGAAGTGATTGAAAGATCGGTAATCGTGCCGCCAATATAGCAATTACCATAAACGATTGGCAATTTGTTATTAGTTGCTGGTTGAATTTGTAAATTAGTGCCAGTTGTTAATTGTTGGCCATTACTTGTTGGTGCTTTTGGGGCGGTTAAGGCCGACACAATAGATGATGCGGCCATTGTTAGACCCATCATTACTAATTCTGGTTGTCCTGTAACTACGCCAACTACGGCAATTACAGCACCAACAATCGCACCTAAAACTCCGCCACCGCCACCCATACTATATCTTCCAAGTGTTTTGTAACTTAGTTGCTCCATATCTACCAAAATCGGAATCAGTAAAACAGGAAAAATGAGCTTCTTTTATTTCTCCAGTTTTCTTCATTTCTGTACCAATTTCAATAAACCGCTTAAATAGCTTTAATGATGTTTTGTCGTTTGTGCTATGCCACATAATCTCATGTAATGAATATTCCCCTTCAATAAAAAAACACGGGGCTTTCATTGCGACCAAAACACCACTTAAATCTTCTGCAATTAATATAAATCCAGCACCAGCCAAAATCATGCTTAATTGTTTACCTACATATTCTCTTGACCACTTTGCCTGATCTTTTAAAATTGCAAATTGATGTATTTTGCAAAAGTGTTCTAGTATCTTATAAATTGCATCAAAATCAAATTTATTTGCGTACCGTATCATTGCTTTCCAAAGGCATAATATATTGTCGATATAGTGGCCACTCGATTCATTGATGTATCGCCAGGTGTGAAATATTCCCAACTTGAATCATTAGTAAATCGACCAACCGTTCTGTTTTGTAAAATCATTTGAATGTTTGCGGCACTAACTGTAACCGTACCAACATACATACGCACTTCTTCCATCCATTGTTCGCCAATGTTGAAAGTATTTATAAATCCATAGAAATACTGATAAAGACCGCCAGCACCACCAGATGTAATTAAAGAGCCATCAGTATTAAAAAAGCCTTTCCACATGGTAATTTGTGCGCCTTTTAAATTGCCATTTAGTACCACGCCCAAAAGTGCTGTATCAATACCGACCAAAGTAATTGTGGTTTGATTGGCAGTAGATTTAATGTCACGCTGAACTTTACCAATCCCAATTAACTGCCCTAATCCGTCAAAAGGCAAAGCATCTACCGCTGGTACGGTAATGGCAGTTGGCGCAGTAGAAAAGCGATATTCTGTAGATGGCGTAACAATACGCACAAAATCCGCATATCGAATATTGTTAGTATTTTGTATTGGTGCTATTACTTGGCTCATAATACTGATTCAAATGCCTTAAATGGCCCAGACCATTGAATAAAGCTATCGTTAGTCATTGGGATCAAATTATAAGTTGGATATTGTTGCAAAATAATTGGAAAGGTGCAACCAGTATAAGTGTTTCCACCTAAAGAAACGGTTGTGCCATATTGCCCAATAACCGCATATTCTGGTGATACCAAAGTTGTTAATAAGGTGCGGTGAACAGGAATAGTAACGGTAGTCCCAGAACCACGCATAACATCAGCGGTAGCAATATAAGCATAACGATCAACCTGGCAAAAATCACCAGCCTTTACGATGTAAGAAGTTGAAGATATAGATGGCAAACTGCCCAATACTAAATTCTTTCCAGCAGATGCGGTTTCCCATTGACAATCTGAAATTTGAACCGATGTCATGTCGCCTTGATATGCAATGTAATTTACCCATCCAGTAGATGCAAAATTAAGATATTGCTCTAGCGATTTATCGTAATAGCGTAAGTTAGCCAATAGACTACGATTTTGGCTGTAAAGCTGATAAGAGTTAGGCTTAAAAGTAAATTGGAATGGAATAACAGTAACAATTTCAGATGTAGAAATACGCTGGTTACGGCTAATAGCTTGACCGACCAATCTCTGATCCATAATCGTTACTTGCTCTGACATTGCCAGAATGGTGCTTATATCTGCCATATTTATCTACTTTGCGGTAATGATCGTTGGGCAGATTGATTAGCCGCCCATACTGCGGTTTGGTTTCTAGCCAAGAATTGTGTAGCCGACTGAGTATCAATGGCAGACATATTGGCAATATATGGGCCGTTATACATTACAGATGGTTGATTTGAGCCGCCCATAACATCAGCTAATTTATTGTTTGGCACAACTGTACCGCCAGTTTGCGGAATAACCAACTCTGGGCCATTTTCACCAACTATAGCTGGCATACCAGGAGTTAAATCACCACCACCAGCGGCAGTCATAAAATCAGCAGAATATGCTCCCCCTGGTGTTGATGCTCCACCAGCA